TTGGTTATGATTATCCAACCAGCGGCGGTATAGTCAACAAAGATGAAACTTGGAACTATGGTGAAACTCTCAACAGCGGAGATCAATTTCCCAGTAGTCCACAAGAAGGCGATTACTTTATAAGAACTGATTTCAGTCCTAATAGGCTGTTTGTTCGCAGAGGAACCAAATGGCACAGATTGTACGATAACATTACTGAAAAAACATGGACAGACAAAACCTACAATGCTAGCAGCTATATTTTTGAAAAAGGCACTAGTGTTTTTGACAACAGAGAATACAACACACTACAACCAATGAGCAACGTAGTACCAGCAAAACCAGACAATGCACTGCAAACCGGTGGATACATGGCACTGGGATATGTGGCCTCAGGATATGTAGCAAAATAATAGGAAAAGACAATGGCAATTACATTGAGATTAACCAAAGGAAGCGAATTAACGTTTCAAGAGTTGGATGACAATTTTACAGATCTAGACACTCGTGTACAATCATTGGAAACCAGCAACAGCAACGATATCAGTTTAACCAGTTTGAGTGTTGTGAGCAATCCAGCTGGCACTGCTGGTTTGAGTTATGACAATACATCAGGAGTGTTTACATATACTCCACCAGATTTAAGTTCGTATGCGCTTACAGCTAATGTTCCAACAGCATATACTGATTCAGATGTTGATGCACACTTAAATCAAAGCAATCCAACAGATGGTTATGTGCTAAGTTGGACCAGTGGTGATTATGCCTGGGTTGCACAAAGTAGTGGAGGTTCAGGCATTGCATTGAGTGATCTAAGTGTTGGTGCTCCGGCAGCAGCAAGTGGATCAGGCAGTATTACATACGATCCTCTTACTGGTGTGTTTACATATACACCGCCCGACACTTTAAATAGTTTTAGTGTTGTAACAAATCCTGCAAGTGGCGGCGGTTCACTTGTTTATAATAATTCGATTGGGCAATTTGCATATACGCCACCAGATTTATCTTCATACTTAACAAGTTATACAGAAACGAACGACTTGACAGTAAACGTCACTTGGGCAAATGTTCCTCCTGCAAATATTACAGAATTTTCTGTCACGCAACACCAAGCAGCCTTGCTAATTTCAGAATCACAAATCATAGACTTGGGAAACTATGCTACACTAAGTGATATTAGTTTAACTATTAATCCAGCAACTATTGGCGGCGCAGGTAGTTTAAGTTATAATCAAAGTACAGGCGAATTTACTTTTGAACCAGCAGACATTAATGGCAGTGTAGATATACATCTAAATACAAGCACAGCAACAGCAGGACAAGTACTAAGCTGGACTGGTACTGATTATGACTGGGTTGCACAAAGCGGCGGTGGAGCAAATGCTATCACTCAAGGCGACAGTGCTGTTACTGTAACTGATACAGGCTCGGATGGTAATATTGAATTTAAAACTGAAAATACTGCTCGCTGGGATATTACATCAGCAGGACATCTTATACCTGCTACAAACTCAACATATGATATCGGTAGTGCAGAATCTAAAGTACGTCACTTTTATCTAAGCAGCAACAGTTTAAAATTTGTAGATGACAGTGATCCGCTAAATCCTGTAGAATATCCAGTAGGTATAAGTGGTGATAACAGACTTACATTTAATAGCAATTCAGTTAAAACTACAAGTTATGCAGATGCTCCAGTAGGCGGACCGATTGATATAACACTAACAAACCATTTTATTGTACCAGGTCAAAATTATTCGCTTGCAGACGGTACATACATAGGACAAGAACTAAAACTTTGGAGAAATCCAGGCAGTGGATTTAACGATATTACTGTAGCGAATGCTATATGGACCAACGGATCTCTTGTAACTGCTACTGCTACAAACTTTACATGGAGACTTGAAGAATTAAGTACAGGAATGTATAGTTGTATTTGGAATGGCACAGGTTGGATCTTAGCAAATGGACAAGCAGCGGCATAAGGAAATAGCAGGTGGCATACAGTAATTCAAAAATAACGGCGGTACCTTACTTCTACGACAAACAACTGCGCAAATACATTCAGCAGTTTATTCGTATATTTGCAGGCTTTCAAGTGGCCATGCACGTAAACGAAGAAGGTGAAATTGTATATCAAACTGTGCCTGTGCGCTATGGCGATGTCAGCAGAATGGCTGCACATATTGTCAGAGAAAACAGCGAAAATGTGCTGCAAACCACTCCGTTTATCAGTTGTCATGTCACTGGATTAGAAACTGCACCGCAAAGCAGAACATATGCACAGTACGAAGAAACTGTGCCAGTGTATGAAAAAAAGTACAACGAAGAAACCAACAGTTATGAAAATGAAGTTGGCAATCAATATGCTATCAAACGACATCAGCCAGTTCCTTACACCATGACCATGCAAGTGGATCTTTGGACCAGCAACACAGAACAAAAACTTCAGATACTGGAACAAATACTTGTACTGTTCAATCCAACACTGAACATACACACCAATGACAATCCCCTAGACTGGAGCACACTCAGCTATGTTGAACTGATCAGCACCACTTGGAGCATGAGAGCAATACCCAGCGGTGTAGATGATATCATTGACATCAGTACACTGACATTCCAACTGCCAGTGTTGATCAACCCACCAGCCAAAGTTGTTAAAAACACTGTTATACACACTATTATTGACAACATTGAAGATGTCACTGATGATGCATTGGATGCACTGAGATCAGGTGGCAGTTATGTTCCACTGTTCACCAGCTACAAAGTGGTCACATTGGATCAGTACAAAATGAAGTTTGAAGTGGATAGCAGTGGCAATGCCACAGCACAACTGTTGAATCGCAACAACAGCAACTTGGATAGTGCAGGTAATCCGTTGAGTTGGGTAGATGTATTCAAAGGCTTTGGTGAATTCAGAGATGCTGTCAGTCAACTGAGATTGAAACAAACCAGTGATCCCAGTGTGACTGCAGGCGATGTAGTTGGCACTATCACAGTGAACACCAGCAATGCCAACCTATTGAACATCGCACTGGACAGCTCAACACTGCCCACCAACACACAAGGCACAGTGGATGCTGCTATCAATCCACAAATAAACTATCCTGGTGATGGCACACTCACAGCGGCTGTCACAGGTGATAGATATTTGATACTGGACGATGTTGCAGGCGGTACTGGATGGGCGGGCAGCACTGCTAACAAAAACGACATCATACAATTCAACGGAGCAACCTGGGATATTGTGTTTGACGCCAGCACAATAAGTACAACAGAATATGTGACCAACACCACAACACTGGACAGTTTAAAATGGGACGGTGTGCGTTGGGTCAACAGTTATGAGGGTACATACAACCCTGGATTTTGGCGACTATACCTATAATGATACGAGCAAGCGGATGCTGTTTCTTGGCCCTAGACACGGGTAGAATCATGCTACAACAGAGAAGTAAAAAATCAAGTCATCCACTCACATGGAGTTTTTGGGGTGGCAAAAGTCACAAACGTGAACGCCCTATAGAAACACTACTGCGTGAGTGCAAGGAAGAATTGGGTCCGCTGCCTGACATTGAAAAAGTTTATCCCCTACACACCTTTCTCAGCGATGACGGCAAGTTTACCTACAACACATTTTGTATTACAGTGTTTGAAGAATTTATTCCACAGTGCAATCATGAAAGTGCAGGTTATGCTTGGGTGGGTATAGATGGATGGCCCAAGCCTTTGCACAGAGGTGCTAGATTGGTTTTGGAAAATCGAGAGATGGTGAACAAAATCAGCACCATATACGACAGACAAAAAGACAAAATAGATTTGCCCAATTGGTTGGACAGTTTTTGAATTACAATAAGACCCACTGGATTGTTTCTTCATCCCACTGATAACGATTTCCATCATTGGGTACAGGAGTTGGCGGTTCCCAATCACATGTATCTTCGTTTAATTGCCAACTGTCAAATGGCCTTGGAGGTATAAATGCATCTCTACTTTTATCATATGTATAACCAATTCCAGCATAATTTTTTCTCAGTGCAACTCCGCCATCTGGTTCGTTTGTTTCTGGATCATAGTGTACATTAGCATGTGTATTATAGCTTGTTTGTACCCATGTTCCTGGTTCATCGTCAACAAACGTT